AGTACAATTTCCAACGTGATGCAGAGCATTTCTTCTACGGTGTCCAGCATCTGGGACAACATTCGTTCTGCAGTTTCCGACAAAATCAGCGGCATCAAATCCACTATTCAGAATGGATTCGATGCCGCTGTGGGATATATCAAGGGATTGGCTTCGGATGCCTGGAACTGGGGACGGGACATCATTCAGGGAATCATTGACGGCATTCAGAGTGCCATCGGCTGGCTGGCGGACTGCGTCACCAATGTTGCCGATACCATTCGGGATTTCCTGCACTTCTCCGTCCCGGACAAAGGACCGCTAACAGACTATGAGAGCTGGATGCCGGACTTTATGAAAGGGCTGGCAGACGGCATCGACAAGAGCAAGAAGTATGTGGAGAAAGCCGTAGGCGGTGTAGCAAAAGCCATGCAGCTGACTATGGATTCCGACCTGAACTACAGCTTGCATGGGATTTCCGGAGCAATGCTGCCCGATAGTTCCGGTGGGACGGTGAACAATTATTACAATACCGATAACCGAAAAACGGTGAATCAGACCAATCAATCGCCGAAGGCACTGTCACGGTTGGAGATTTATCGGCTAACACGGAATGCGTTGAATGTGTAATGGGGGTGTGTAATGTATTTTTCTCTGGTTTTAGAAAATGAAAACGGTGAACAATTAGATATGACCGCCACCGCCAACCAATACATGACCTCCAAAATCGAAGGTCTGAATCCGCCTGCCGGAACGATTTCCACTTCTTCTTACGCAGGCATGAACGGCAGCTACCTGAACAACGCTTTCATTGAAAAACGAAACGTAGTCATTTCCTTTGCCATGCGTGGCATTGGGATCGAGAAACGGCGGCATCAGCTGTATCATGTGGTCAAGCCGTCCAGATACATCAAGATCTGGTACAAGACGGCGAACATCGATGTCTATGCCGAGGGGTATGTAGAAACCTGCGAGGTGTCAAATTTCGAGCAGCAGATCAGCGGGCAAATCTCCATTCTCTGTCCGGACATTTACTGGTACAGTCGGGATATTTTCTATGCCTATTACAGCGGCATCACCGGAGCATTTCATTTTCCCTTTCCGGAGAGCGATGCTCCGTTTCCTTTGGGCGTGTATTCCAACAGTGATGCCTTATCCATTACCAATGACGGAGATGAAACCGGATTCACACTGCGAATTGAGGCACTGCCCAGCGACATTCCGCAGGAAGTGGTGGCAGTGACACCGACCATCTACAACGAAAATGGCGAATATCTGCAAATCAAAGGTGATATTCTGACCGGCGATGTCATTACGGTTACCACGAAAACCGGAAACAAGACCGTCACGCTGACACGCAACGGCGTAGACAGCAATATCCTGAACCGGCTGGTTTCCGGTTCGACTTGGCTGACACTAAAAGAAGGCACAAATACCTTTCGGGTCGAGGCAGTTCGTGGTGTGAAAAAGCTGCGTGTGACATTGATGCACCGCAATTCCTATCTGGGGGTTTGAGAAATGCAGTTGGAAATTTACAGCTTGACGGCTCTGAAAGACCAGATCTCTGTGTCACTGGAAGCCATCTGCGACAGTTATTCTTCGCTCTTATGGGACATTGAGTTCTACCAGTGCGGCTGTTTTGAGGTGTATATCGCTGCCAGTCCCCAGAATGTATCCATCTTTCAGCGTGGCAGAATTGTGGCAAGGAGCGATGATGCCCAGCACTTCGGCATCATTGAGTCCCTGCAATTGGAAACTGATGCTGAAAAGGGCGATTACCTGACAGTCACCGGACGGTTTCTTGCCTGCCTGCTGGAACGAAGAATCATCTATCCCACCATTACCGCAAACGGCAGCTATGAGGACATCGTCCGCAAGGTGCTGTCCCGCAATGTCATCTCTGCCGGAATCCGCAATCTGCCCGGTTTTTCCATGGGAACAGTATCCGGTGACTGCTGGCAGAACACCGCACGAATGCAGGTCAGCTATGACAACATCTTAGAATGGCTGTACAGCCTTTGTGAAACCATCGGCGGTTCGGCAAATGTGCGGCTGGATGGAAATGCTCTGAAATGCGAGCTGTTTTCCGGAACGGACCGCAGTCTTTTGCAGGACGACAATCCCCACATCGTATTTTCCGATGCGTACAACAATCTGCTGTCGTTTTCCTATGCAGCAGACGATGCCGTGCAGAAAAACTTCGCCTATGTGCTGGGCTGTGGCGAAGGAAATGCCAGAAAGCGAACCACCTTCTGTTCCGGTGCAGAGCCGACCTATCTTGACCGCTATGAGGTGTATGTGGATGAGCGAAACACGGCACAGGAAGAAGATGTGACCGATGCGGAATATTTAGAAATTTTGAAAAGCAGCGGTGCAGAACATCTGGTACAGCCGAAAACGGCATCGGAATCCGCTATCGCTGCTTTTTCGACCCAGTATCAGTACAACAAGGATTACTTTGTGGGCGACTATGTGACTGTGGAACAGAGAAGATTCGGCTTGATTCAACCTCGAATCCAGCTGATCGGCATGGTGGAGAGTTTCGACCAGAATGGCAGAAGTCTGACCCCGACTTTCAAAGAAA